TAGTAGTAGGCTCCGGATAATAAACACCTGATTAATATCAGGAATAAATAAGTAAAGGAATTTAAGAATGCTACTAATAGAATGATTTCATACGATCATGAAAGAACAACCTATCCAGTAAAATCTTTGTATGCCTAAATGAAAACAAAGAATCAGGAATAACATCCTCTGGCAAACAATTCTTTTCCTCTACATACTTTTGTGCAAGTTCATCAATTTCTTGAAAGTTATCATACACAAGCTCCCCCCAGCCCTTGACTATTGCCTCTAGTTCTGTAAGGTCATAAGGGTCCATAACAGAAACTTGTCTTTCACCAAATTTATAGATTTTTGAGAGATATCTTGTCATTAAAATGATCCCTATTGGGTTATACACCTTTTCAACAGAAAGTCCTTTATTGACCCAGCTTTTGATTAATTTAATGGGTTCCATCACCTTCACTAAACCCCTCAACTTTTTTACATCCTTAGGCTCAGATGTGATGAGCAGGTCTGAGGTGTATGAGCTTTCATCCTGTAAAAAATGTGTGATATCGTCTGCTATATCTATCTGGTCGAAGTCTAATTCTGTTAGATCCATTGTAAAATCCTCATCATAGTCATTTTCATCATCCATCAGGTCCATTTCTTTTGCCCAATCAGTAGAAGATATAGTTGTAACTGTGCTATACCCACTCCCTTCCACTGGGTAAAGGCCTGTCAGATCAAGGGTATTATCTGGATTAATTAAAGCCAATAGCTTATTAAACATGAAGAGATCAACTGAAATCTTTGCCTTATTCATTATTAAAGAGTAGGCGTTTGGGGGTATAGCTGCAGGCAACCCTTTCATGAAGTTCTCGATTAATCCGGTTTGTACAATTGGGTTAAGATAAAGTTTTTGGAAATATATTGGGCCTACAGCATCCAATGCTTGATACCTGACATCCTTAATTGTGTGATAAGCATGTGCAAGAAGGAATCTTGGACTATCCTCATCAGCCTGGGCAATAGCTTTAAACCCGTTGTCTAATATATTGATCTTAAACTCAGCATTACTTGCTTTCATGGTCCTTAAAGATGTTTTTAAAGAACAATGCCTAAATATCACACAAGGGGTATTTGGTTTTCCCCACTCGAACCCAGAATCAGTCTTAAAGAGAACCAAAGTGCTGCTTCTCATAGCCTGTTCAGTAACAAACCTCATTCCACAGCGTAATAATTCTTTTGTGACTTCTTCCATCATGATCTTCAGCACATGTCTACTTGTTATAGATGTCTCTAGAATGTAAGCTTTTTTATCCCAGAATATCTCTAGGCGAGCACGGTCAACACCAAAGTTGAATACTACCCTCAAGTCACCTTCATATAGCCCTGTTATTTCATTATATATTTGGTAACAGTCTGCATCATATTGTTTTCCTGAAAATGCTCTTCTATCGGCCTGTATTTGTAGAATATTCATGTTTTTAAAGAAATCATACATTAATAGTCCAGCACACTGAATCTCAGGATCGACAATAGGACATCCTTTTCTCTGAAATTTAATGAGCCAATCGTATAGTGTCCTATCCTCAAACCATAGGTTATGGAACCAGGTCTTAATGTCAAGCTCATTATGTTTTGCCCACCTCCAAACTTCTATGACCAACCTTAGCGCAGCTATGTCTACCCTCTCACCAGTCTGTTCCTTCACATTAAAGATAGATGTAGCTTGCAAAACTTCCCTATGCGGTATAATTTTTATTTGTTTCACAAATGACATTTGCTTGAGCCAGTATGAACATATTGTCTCTGCAGTTCCCTCTATGTTTCCTTGGACAATAACAACTCTTGATTTGCTTGTTTTATACAAGAGAGGGGCAATTTTCTTCATGACCTTTGGGTCATTTGTATCTAAACCTAATTCTCTATACACTCCATCATGAAGTGTTTTCATATCTGTGGATAGACTCTCTGGGAATCTGGCCTGATTCATAACATCTTTAATTTCGGATGCAGTCGTTGCAAACCTGTAAGCAATGACAGTTGTTATCTGATTCTGGATATTTTGGTCCCGCTCTTTGACAGTAAATGTTCTTGCAACTTTGGGCCTATGCACTTTTTTTGCCTGTAACACCTCACAATCGACACTATTAAGAAAGTTTTGCCAGGCAAACTCTTTTGAGAATGTGCATTCTGATAGAGTGTTAAACAAATCTATATCCTTTTCTGTTGGTATATAGTTTGAAGCAAATAAGTGTGCTGCTGCTAGGATTTGTCTAAATGTTACCCAATCCTCTCCTTGTTTACACACTGCTAGATGCTGCTTGGCCTGCATTCGAAATCGAAGTTGAATAGGTGACTGTACTGTGAGTGCTGCAGTTATACTTGGTTCATTAAGTTTTCTCACTAGATAGACCAAGAGATTATCTCTGCTACTAGGTATGATGTAATCATATGCTGGGTGCTCTTTAGACCACTGGTCAATGTAGTGCTTAGAGAACATGTCAAAGAATTCAAACTCTGACTTAGGTGTAAAGATTTTCCACTGTACTTTCCCTGTAAAAGAAAACTCACCTAGCCTTTCATGATTGAATGCCTCATCTGAGAGATTCATCAAGAACTTAAAGAGACCCAAATGATATGAGACCTTTCCTCTGTTCTTGTGACGATAATTTATCAGGGCTTTCTTTAAATTATTTTTGTCGGACATTCCAATCCCGGCTGTGGCTAGTTCTAAAATAGAGTTAGAACCCAGGCCACCAAGTGGTATTGGAATTTCATCCGGTAACACACTCAGATGCACTAGTGGAGAGTTTACCATACCAGGTGCTGTTCCATATAACCTTTCTATCTTTGAATTCACAACAGATAAAGCAACCTGTGCAACCTGAGGTGATGCCCCTAAATCAAGTGCCTTAACACATCTACTTTGTCCTGCTGCTAAATCATCAAAAAATCCTAAACCAGGAAGATCAGACAATGAGCCCAGTAATATTTTACTGAACGGTATTGAGACAGAACAACCTTCAAAAAAAGTTGACAAAAACTCAGCATTAGTTGGAGACAGTGTAGTTTTTTTAGCTGATATCTTAATTGAACCCATCAATAGGATGTGCTCATGTAAGTTAAACATGGCTTTCCACATATCTGTGTTAACAGAATGCCAATAGTGATGCCCAGATTGTATCTTTTGTGAAACATATAAGTACCAATCACTTCCATCATCATCAGGTTCCAAATAACCGTAAATAAACAATGCATCATCTGAATGATGGGCAACCTCTATAAAGCACCCTAACTCAGGGAACAGGTTATTCCAAACCTTTTTAAATAAGAAGCTTACAGCTACACCAAACAGCGATGAACACTTGTTTAGATTTCCCTGCAGCCAATTGCCACGCACAAGCCCCGAACGTTGGTTGTTGGCAAAGAAGCTCAAAAATTCTTTAACATTGTCTTCTTTATGATCCATTCTTTCTATGTAGCCTCTAAGTCTTCTTGAAATGAAAAATTCAGTTTCATACATGTTTTTCAAAGCATCAATCACACAATTCTTTAAAAGGTCATCACGTAACCCATTGAATAGTACAGATGTGAATCGTTGAAATTTGGCAGAATTATCTCCAGGTGACCATTTAGTTGCATCTGCAGAGACATACATGAGTTTTCTCTTGAATACTAGCTGTTGACCGGTTGATAATGTTATGGTACTTTTTCCAGATGCCCACCTCAAGGCCTTTTCAAGTGCTATTTGGACAGATAAAATTTTCTTTTCTCCACCATAAGATATATATTCCTCAGGTATATTTTTTGATAAAGCATCATAATAGTCTTCTATTATCTCCAGCCTAACTCTTGTAGGGAGAGTTGTGATAAAGAAGCCCCTGTCTGCCTCTGTTCTTTGATGTTTTCTCACTATTCTTGCTTGTGCCTTAATATGTCTTGTCTTCTGGTACAGTTCAACAACATTTGGGTTAGACTTATTGTCCTTTAAGTACCTGATTGCTTCTATCATGGTTACACTTGCAGCAAGGTGTCCATCCTCTTGTAATGCACCTGACATTGCCTTTAATGATATATTTCTCGGTTGAGAAAAATATGGTCTCTCCCAATGTTTGTTAAGAATTGATGATACTACAGATTGGTTTTTTGAGCTTAACACACTGTTCATTTCTTGTGCAGCCAATTCAACAACATCTGCACAGTAGAGCTGTTGGTCAACTTGAATTTTAGAGCCTATATCTGCAAGTAGATAACCCTGCTCAACTATGTGTTTTCCATACTCTTGTTCCTTCTTTATAAATTTTTGTGCCCACTCAACAGTTTCCATATGGACTTTAGCCTCTTCTGTCATCGTTCCATGAAGCCCTTTCTCGAACATAAAAAAGCATGTGGTTATTTCAGAGATCACAGACTTATAATGTTTATATACTGCATGTGATATTAAGGAAGGGTATACTCCGCTAGCCCCAATTGTTGATTGATCCACAGTCATACCAAGTAATCGCACTTTTGAATAGAATCTAAGCTTATTATTTTGAGCCAATGAAATTAACAACTGCTTGATCTGGTTATACATATAAACTTCAATTGCTGTCTTAAATGGCCTCACACAGAATTTCTCTAGAAGTGACACAACTCCTGAATATAATGAGGTGCATGATGGTATTAAATATCGGGCATTATCAAAGAGTGCACAAACTTTCATTTTTTGTGTACAGGCCAATAACAAGTGGTATGAAAAGACAGATCGGAGTGTTGACTGAAAGGGAAAATGGCCTTGATCCTCAAGATAGTATTGGAACCATACTGCAGTTGCTATGAATGATTTTTCAAAGCAGTTGTTCAGTGCTAGTAATCTGTTTAAATCAAGACTGATAGGCTTAGAGTAGATCCACTTGACACCATCAATATATATCTCACTATCTAAATTATCATAGTCAATCATTCCAATCCCTGCTTTAAACACAGTTATGAACCTAATGTATGAGCCTGAGCTCTCTAATGATTTTGATGGCAACAGACACAACAGGACTGATCCATCATGATAACCATGTAATGAATAGTACTTAGATCTTTTTGTTCCTGAATGGGCAATTAAACTTTCTGTTATATCCCTAATCAAATGGCTTAAACTCCAAGCAACTGTCTTTTTCAATGGTTTCACCATAAATTTTTCTATTTCATTATCTGTGAATTTTCCAAGCACCCTGTCAACATAAGTCCGACTCGGTCTAGACTTAAATATCTCTTTTCCCTCATCCATGACCATACTTAAGTCATTTAGTATTTTTTCGACTGTTGCACATGCAGACCCTAAATCTGATGATTTTGATGGCCACAATGATTCAATTTTTTCAGGAGCATGCTGGTTATCAACCCCTCTCAATATGTCAAGACATTTTTTTGCCTCATCTGATAGTTTTGACATTCCGATCCGATAGGTTCCTGGTTCATGGACACCATGTGTTCTCTCAAATGTTTGTTTATTTGAATAGTAACTTACTATGTCCTCTGGGTCTAAGTTCACAAATGCATAACACATATCTCTAACAAGAGACTGGACTGGTGTCATGGGTGATTCCTTTAGCAATGTATTGCAGGCATATCTCGTATCTAGCTGATCTGAAACTATTGTTGCTGGTTTATATACTGCATCTACAGATGCTTGAATTAGTAAAAAATTTCTGGGTTTTCTAGAGTGCTCATATGTCTCTTCTTGTTTTTGCTCATAATCAGCAAATGCAGTACTTACTAAACTTCCTGAAACCTCTTTAAATGAGAATTCATGGTTACAGGATAACCAATTTTTACAATAATCAACTAATTCTTCAATATTTGAATTCAATGGATGTATTCCAGGGTAAACTGGTATCTTAAATGTATCCAATACTGGCTCTGGTATACTAAACTTAAGGTTAAACATTGCTTCTAGGGTTGATTTCTCATCTTCCTTTATCAAGTGTTCTCTTACAAAACTAATCATAGCCTGTACAAGCCTCATGTGTTGCACAACTCCACCAGCTCTCCTACTCGGCCACTGGGTACTAATGTTGGAACCATCAGTCTTGACAGAAATCACATCAAATTGCACTGTAATAAGCCGTTCAATTAATCCTGCATCATATGCCTTTTGTAATTCCCTTTCAATTAGTTTAAAACCATCCTGGTATTTTTTATTCTTTTCTCTGACACCCTTTTCTACATCTGATGTTACTGTGACTTCTTTAAAGTAGACAACATCACCTTCAATCTTGTAATTATCTGGTGTCATCTTAAAGAACTGCTTAAGTGTCTTCCCTGAAGGATGGTTTGGTATTATCATTTTCTCCATCTTTGTCAGTATTGACTCTGGTATTCCCATTTGCATTAATACAGATATTATAGGTGTTTCAACATCCTTATTATCTGACCAATCATGTTTGACCATCTCATCAACGAGGTCATGCCGTAATGCATAAAGCTTGTCCAGCAAGTCAATGCATTCAGGTGCACTGACAGTACCTGGTACTAGTTCACGTAGTTCTCTCTCTATTGTCCTGAAACGGTTCATTTTATTTCTGTCTTTTTTTATATCCGGAGCATACTACTA